AGCCTATCGGCATTGCCACCACTAATCAAACAACTGGTATTTTGCAGTGTTCTGTTTATGTTAAAGACGGCACAGGCACAATTAGAGCGGCTCAGATTGCCGATTTAATTTTAAGCGCATTTGCACGAAATACGCTATTATCAAACAATGTACGCATAGACAAGCAAGGTAGCGTCAACAGTGGTTTTTCTGTTGACGGATGGTATCATTTGCCTGTCTCAATTCCTTATCAACAGATTACGGGGTAATCGAAATGACAGCAGCTTTAGTACAAACAACCGCAGGCGCAACCATTGGCATTAGTGCCACTTTGCCAGCTACAGACGATGCGGCAGGTTATGCAGCATTAACATTTACGAATATTGGTGAAATCACAGACTTGGGCGAGTTTGGCCGCGAATATGCAACAGTTACGCATAATCCAGTAGCATCACGCCGCACGATTAAGCGTAAAGGATCGTTTAACGATGGCACGATGGCTCTACAGTTAGCAATTGACCGTGACGATGCTGGTCAAGTGATTGTACAGGCAGCCGTTGCATCTGATGCTAACAAAGCCATTCGCATCACATATCAAGACGGGTCAAAAGACTATTTTAGCGCGTTGGTTATGTCGTTCAAAACGAATGCTGGTAGCGTTGACCAGATTTTATCAGGCTCTATTAATTTAGAGATTAACACCGATATTATTCAAGTCGCCTTACCTTAATCAACACAAGCCCCTTTAATTAGGGGCTAACAATAAGAGATTATCATGGATTTATTAAACCTTTTACCGTCCGATAATGCGGCCATTACACTAAAGCATCCTGTTAGCAAAAACGAGCTAGAAGGCATGACTATCAGTGTCAGCGGTCACGATTCCGCTACGTTTAAGAATGCCATTAAAGAACGCGCTAAGGCTCAAATGTCGCGCAAGTCTGCCGATGTTGACTTTATTGCTAACGATAAAGAGGCTGTCGAGTTGTTGGCTAAGTGTACGACTGGATGGACAGGTATCACCGAAGGCGGCAAAGAACTGCCATTTTCATTAACCAATGCCATTTACATCTACACAAAATATAACTGGATTCGTGAGCAGATTGATAATGCCATTGGCGACCGTGCTAATTTTTTTATGAGTGCGTAGAGCGACTAAAACTCTACGCGAAACAACAAGCGTGGTGGAATAGTTGCCCACAAACTAAGGGCGCGAAAGAGCATAACACTGTTTCGCGCCTGTCTAAATTCAAGTCTAACAATCCGCAAGCAGTCCCGTTTATGCCCGATGTAAAACACGGGCTTTATCTTGTCGAATTATTACACGAAGCGGGTACAATATCTTACAATGAAGGCGTTGCAAGGAGGTTGTCATGGTCTGAATTGAAAGCATGGTCTGATTTTGTTGGGTATGATTTAGATTCGTGGGAAGCTAGTACAATTATGCTATTATCAGCGGGCTATGCTGAAATCAGCAATGAAGCAACAACCAATGATTGCCCTATGCCGTGTCAGCCGACAATGACAGAAGATAGACGAAAAGCAGTATCAATGAACATTAAAAACGCGCTACGCTCAATCGCTAAAGTGAGGTAAAAAATGGCAGTAATAGACCTTTTAATGATTGGGCTAGGGGTTGATACGCGCCGTTTGCGTGATGGTGAGCGTGCGTTAGGTCGTTTACAGCAAGCTGGAAACAAAGCAGAGAACGCACTTGGCCGCATGGCTTCTATGCTTGCGTCAGCCTTTGCTGTGTCTAAAATAATTGAATATGCGGATGCTTATACTAATCTTCAAAACCGTCTTAAACTTATCACTGATTCGACCGAAGCACTTGGACAAGCCACTCAAAACGTTATTGATATTGCTCAAAACTCACGACAAGCACTTGGCGCAACGGGCGACTTATACTTCAAGATTAGTCAAAATGCCGACAAGTTAGGGTTGTCGGTGGCAGATGTTACTCGCGTAACTGAGACTTTCGGAAAAACACTGGCATTGTCAGGTGCAGGTACTCAACAAGCGGAAGCGGCTATTCTGCAATTTAGTCAGGCATTAGCGAGCGGTGTTTTTCGTGGTGATGAATTTAATAGCGTTGCAGAGAATGCGCCCGCCGCTATGGATGCGTTTAGTCGTGCGTTAGGTGTCACAAAAGGCGAATTAAGAAAACTGGCGCACGATGGCGCATTAACTTCTGACGTGCTTATTCAGGCATTAAAAGAGCAAGCGTCCGAGGTTGATAAAGCATTTGGTAAAACAGAGTCTACTATTTCACAGGCATTTACAGGATTAAAAAATAGTACGATTGTATTTGTTGGTCAATTAAATGAGGCTACAGATGCTTCAAAATCTTTTGTTAGTGCGTTAGAGGGTATTAGCGAATGGGTTGATAGCGGAGAGCCTCTAGAGTTTATGGTTTATCAAACGAAACTTTGGGGTTATGCGATAGATGATACGTCGAAAGGCATCGAGTGGTTGCTTGTTGAGCTTGGAATATTAAAAAATGATGGTGGTAAAACTGCTGCGTTTTTAACTGATGCGTTCACTAAATTACCAATAAATATAACATCATCGTTTAAAATAGCATCGGTAGAGGTTAAATCATTTTTTGACTATGTAAAAGAAGGTTTGATTATCTCTGCCGAAAGATGGCGCGAATTAGATAATGAGCGTAAAAACTCTATTTCTGAAATTTTGGCTGAACGTGATGCACGATTGGGCGCAGGTGATGCAGCAGTTAAAGCCATTCAAAAAGAGCGCTCAGAAAGACAAAAACAAAAAGAAGATAATGCCTTTTTTGCAACTGTCGACGAACTGCTTGCAGAAAAATCAAGATTAACTGCCAAGGAATTGCTAGAAGCATCACGCAAGAAAGCCGAAGCCGATAAGCTCGCTAAGAAAGCCGCAGAAGATGCAACTAAAAAAGCTGAACAGTTAAAAAGCCAGTACGATGCTTTAGCTTTATCTCAATTAGAGCAAATAGAGTTGTGGGATAAAGACACAGGACTGGCAAAGCTAAACTTTGACCTGAAATATACAAACCTTAGTAAGTTAGGGCAAAAAGAAAAAGATAATCTCATTTTGCAACAAAAGAAGATTGACGCACTACAAGCCGAAAAAGACCTTGCCGCGCAGCAAACAGAAGTTGATAGTTTTATGGCAGGGCAAGCGCAGGAGCTTGATGCTTTACGCGCTCAGTACACGTCAAAGAATGAGATTGTTTATCAATCAATGAAGGCAAGACAGGCTATTATTGACGAAGCCTATGCAAATAACAAAGTGTTAGATAATGAATTTGCACAGTTATCACTCCAAAACTACTTACAGTACCAAGCCGACAAGCTACAGATCCAAAGCGATGCTTTAGCGCAAGAAAACGCAATGAAGCAAGAGGAATTTAATGCAGCTAGTAATTTAGCAGGCAATATTTTAGCGTTGGCGAAAGCGACAGGGCATGAGAATAACGACTTAGCGAAAGCCGCATTTGTTGCACAAAAAGCAATTGCCATAGCGCAAGCCATTTTAATGACTGAACAAGCCGCTATTGCTACACAAGCAAGCTATGCGACAATGGCCGCTCTAACAGCAAACCCTGCATTAGTGGCAGTCGGGGCAGGTCATGCACAAGTCATTCGCGTTATGGGTTATGCAAGCGCGGCAATCATGGCAGCAACGGCAGGGGCAGAATTGGCAGGCGCACGAGCAATGGGTGGTAACGTGCAGGGCGGCAAAAGCTATCTTGTCGGCGAGCGTGGCGCGGAGGTAATCACAATGGGCGGCAATGGCCACGTTACGCCTAATCATAAATTGGGTGGCGGTGACTCTAAGATAACGATTGTTAATCAAACCACAGGGCGTATTGATAGCGTCGAAGAAAAAACCATGCCAGATGGTGAACGTATTTTGATTATTCAACAAGCTCGTGATTTAATAGCGGCAGAGATGCGCGACCCGAACAGCAAAACGTCACGCTCGATGCAATCATCACTCACAGTACAGAGACGCAGATAATGCCTACTTTACCGCGTGACCTTTATCCCGTTTCATC